AGGTCCTTTTCAGACATGACCGGCTTGACCGGATCATGTGCTGGAGTGGTGCGGTAATTCTCGATTGCAGGCATATTTATCACTCAACAAATTTATAGAGGGCGATGTTACCCCGTATCTGTATGCCAAGGAGCTTATACGTGTAAGCTGGGGAGTTGGGCGTATTTCCCGGCACTGTCAGGACAAGGCTTGCAGATTCGATCTGCATTCTCTTCCCTTTGAGAGGGCCATTGACCAATTCGCATTCAGGCATGTCTTCTATTGCTCTTTATGTCTGTAATACAGGATATCTCCATGACGGAGCAGGCTACTATGGATCATGGCCCTGAAATCGGTGTTGAGCTCGTAGATGTGGCTCTCATACTCTATTGCCCGGGGTGGATCCTCGGACATTGGGAGTATGTGGATCTCAGGCATCACAGGAACCTCGATAGTAGGAAACGGTTTGCTGATCTCCATCACTTGCCCATCAGCAGGGCCACCAACCAAACGACACTCATACATGGACGTAACCCCTGTCCGTAATCCCGCCCTGTATCTCCTGCTCCCCAATCCTGAACGTGGCATCCTGGACCACCTTGCCCGTATCCACCTCCGTGGGCGGACAGTTGATCAGGTCGTCAATGCGGTTTTCGATCAAGGTGGCTATCTCAGCCATGCGTTGAGCCCTGGCCTTTCGGCTGGTGGCCAGGACCCCCATGCCTAAATACTCGTAGGCCACCTCAGTCACCTGCTGGATGTGGGCCTCAAACTGCGGGTTGTGATCCTCGCTAAACATCCAGGCATCATTGAGCTTGATGTAGCACCGGCGTCCTTCCGGCTCGATCTTGCGGTACAGCACCAGAGCTGGCTTGCCGTCCGGGTCGTGTCCTATCTTTGCTGCTACTTCGGCCATTAGTACATCTCCCTTTGCATCCTCTCCCGCTCTTCTTTTTCGTCAAAATATCCTAGCTGTTTTGGAATGCAGGTATATTCAGGCTCTGCTTTTGAAACCGCCTGCTTTACATGAGCCCTTCTCTGGAAATTGCTCAATTTCCTCTGCCTGCATCCAAGGCAGCATTGCGCGTTGGGGTGTTGGTATGAGGGCATAAATATCTGCCCGCAATGCTTGCAGCATCGCCCCTCGTATAGCTCTTTTAATTTTTCATCTTCATCTGACCTTACAATCTGTTGTCCTTCGGTAATGCCACGATAATAAGCGTTGCATCTTTGCATAAACTCGGTACAAGCATCTTGCATTAAACCACCCTCGCGTCCCGCCGCCGTAGCTTGCGGGAAGGTTTCTTTAATTTGGGATAGACTGCCCCCAGGTCTTCGTCCTTGATCCTGGATATGCAATCAATCAGGTCGTCATGCAGGCCCACGGGGAATGGCTCGTATTCATCATTAACGAACACCTTGGTCAGATCCTCTTGCTGGCCTTCCCAGTTGCGCTGGATGCACTGTGACGGCAGATAGAACCGTCCCTGCTCGCAGTCCGGAATCAATCGCCGTATCCGGTCTTCTTTCTTCATCGTGCCGCCCAGGGGGATGATCCCAAAGCGGTAGTTCTGCTGAGCCTGCACGGTCTCTATGTGCTCAATATCACTATCCTTTCCGTATTTCTCATAACCCACGGCTATGGGGCTGTACTCCCTGTGCAGGTACATGAGCATCCTGGCCCGCTCGGTCAGGTTCATCCTGTCCCGGACCATGGTGACAACGTAAGTGTTTTTGTCCGGCCCCAGGCCCAGGACGGCCATGGCGGTATAGTCGGAATGTTTTTTCTTTTCGCTGGCAGGATCACAGAGTAGATAGAGATTGAGGTTGGAATATTGCTGGGCTTTCCAGTAGTTCAGCCACTCCACTTTGAAACCTTGCGCTGAATCAGCTATTGGGTTCTGGAGTATCTGGCATGAAAATGTGTAACTGCCCATGCTGCGCCTCTTTTTGGCCATGAACTCTGGAGTCCATAGCACTGGATCTCCATCAACTGTTCCGTCTGCTGTGCCTGGATACAAACGGACCTTGGCTACCTTGCGATCCATAATCGTCTTATATGGATCATTAAAATGGTACCTGGTGCCTGCATAGCGCTCCAGATCCACCTTTGGCGCGTATCTCTTGGTCGGTTGCGCGCTCCCCAGGTTCAGTGACAACTCCCAGTTTTCTGTTGCTTTCTGAATCATCTCTGGGTTTGTGACGTGCTTTTCGGTGATAACATCGTCATACACGCGCAGCTTAAAATGCCGTCCTGTCGGCATTGAATCTGTCAGGCCATGCCCTTCGATCGTGGCCTCTTTTGGATTCCCTTCTCGCTTTACGATGAGTCCTTCATCCAGGCTCCACCTTGGGGCCTCTGAGTATGGCTTGTCATACAGGATGTCAGGGAAACACAGCTTGAGGTCTTCATTTTCCGACAACTCCGCTCTGATTTGGTACAGAAACTTTTTTGAGTTTGGCCTGGTTACAGAGAATAGACCTATGGTTATCTCTGGATCCCACAAAATGTCCTGGATAGTCAGGCCGTAAGTGATAATGGTGCTCTTGTAGTGCTCTCTGGACCACAAATCCAGATAGCCGTTGGGGTTTGCCTGAACCTCCATACACCTATCAAAGAGCCAATCTTTCTTGAGGTCATCGCGACCACAGATGTATGCCAAGAGGAAATAGAGATCATTCAGGATCAGGGGTCGCGCTGAAGCAATATAATTTTCCCTGTCGTCTTTGGCCTTCGTGTCCTGGAATAGCTCAAAATAAAGCTTTTCCCTGCGCTTACGATTGCTGGTCATCGTCGCCTTTATACTGTTCGTTATCGCCCAAGATAGCTGACAGCACTGACTCCTGTTTAGGGGTCAGGCCGAATTTATGTTCGTGGTTGTGCTGCATGGGCTCTCCGTCCTTGCCGGAAACCTCTACCTGCTTCACATTTCGCCACCGGTCTGGCTGGCGATTGTTGAGCCAATAGATGCAAGCGGTTGTGTCAGGGGGGACCTGCTTTGTGACCTTCTTGGTGGTCACAAGTTTGGTCTCGCCTGTTTCGGGGTCAGTCCTGGCCTCTTTGGTGGTCTCAGTAAACTTGTATCCCCTGGCCCTTACGCCCAGGGACTTCTCGATTTCCGCATTGTCCCATTCTTCCCGGCCTTTTTTTATGGAGGCTAAAAATTCATCATGATCCCGTTTCCAATTTGTGATCGTAGCTTTTGACACCCCAAACAATTTAGCCAGCTTGAGATCAGACGCCCCCATCTCTGCGCATGCCACGTAGGCTTGCTCGGCATACTTGGGATCATACTGGGTTGGGCGTCCTGCGGGCATAACTCACCTATCCTTCTTGCGCTTTGGCATCGTCCAGCTCCACCAAATCCTCAATCACTTGCTGCACACATCCGCGTACGTATTCAGTCAATCCCTGCTCGGTAAATCCAAGCTGAGATATAATTTTTGGTGCGATGGTCCCCAACTGGTCCAGCACGTAACCAACGTACTTATTTTCTATGTGTTGCGGCTCATACTTCCGCAGTTCTTGTCTCATCCGCGACTTGAGCGGGGGCAACACTAGATTGAGCAAGATATTATCCAGCCGATCCATCAACACATCCATAGTTGCCGTGTTTGATTTGTCGGCCACCTTCTTCAGCACCCAGGACAACGCACCGCCCACGGCGGCAACTGAAACGGTGATGACTGTGGTGAGTAAATCCATGGTTCACCCCTGTGGTTTTTGATTTTTGATTTTGGCATCAAATACCACAGGGGTTTTGCCCGGGTCGGCCTGGGGTAGGTCAGGGATAGGTCAGGGAGGGGTCTGGGAGGGGGTTGACGGGGTTTTGCGAAATGGGCGGTTTTTAGAGAGATATAAAAAACTTTAAAAAAATTCGATTTGGGGGTTGACGGAATTGATTATCTTGTTTATCTTTATAATCAATAGGCAATAACAACCCAAAACCAGGGAGGCCAACCATGAAACATTACGCAATTCCAACCCCTTACGGATGGGCCACCAGATCAACAGGGACAACTTACTCCCATGTGTCAATCCGGGACAAGGAGGGGAATGGCAAGCCATGCATGTGCTTTCACAAAAGCAGGAAGGCAGCACATAGCGGAAACGGGCTGAATGTATTTGGCGTCGTAGAGATTGATCCCCAGGAGCACCTGGTATCAGCCAAGCGTATCAAGGAAATCAAGGCAAATGAGAATTGCCTGACCATGTAGCAACCCCGGGGGCTTCGGCCCCCACAACCACCACAGCAGGGGGAGATTATATGGCATGGACACAAGTACAATGGGCATGCGGTCACAATGGGGCAATCCAGCTGTACGGCAAAAACAGCCAACGCGACGCCAGGGTAACCAGTGAGTCTGGCCGTAAGTGCATGGCCTGCTGGCTAATTGAGCAATGGGAAAGAGATGTTGATCCCCGAGCACAGCGTGAGGATCGCTATATCCTCGCCGGTGATATCGCAAAAGGGAAGGGGAGGTGCATAGAGGATCTCCCAACCAGCGTACCGATCAATGGCGACAACCCACTGGCCGAGTATTCCAACGATCAAATCCTTGCCGAAGCAAAACGGCGAAACCTCATCTAAGGAGTAATACCATGAGACAATGTGCAGCATGCGGGAAAACAGACCACCTGGTAGGGTTAGGCAGCACCTTGGTTTGCCGAGAGTGCGAGCCTGACATCCGGGCCGAGATGGAACGGCTGAGAACCGAGGGCAAGACAGTAAGCGTTCCAAGAATTGCCCGTGAGATATTTCGGGCCGAGCATTCCGCTGGAAATTACCTGCTCCGAGACATCCCTGACGACCTATGGCGGCAGGTTAAAAGCCGTGCCGCCCTGGAGGGGATATCGGCCCGGGAACTGATCCTGGACGCACTCAGGAAGCGCATAAGCAACAAGGAGGCCGCTATGGACCCCATCAAAGTAAACATCTACCCGGCCCACATGACCCAAGAAACCACGAGCCACAAATACCTGCATGATGCGGCGGTCCGGTTCGCCAATGAACTTACTGGCAAAATTAGGGAAGCCTACCCGGACGCAGAGCTGGACATTGACATTAAGCCTGCTGGAGATTCCGGCCCGGATGGTGGGGCTCATTGTGACAACCAAAACGTACAGGAGCATGTCGAACATCTGTACGATCAAACATTCGACCAAGGAAGCTTCTGGCCCGAAGTTACGGGCTACTGCATTTACTGTGATCGTCCGGTATACACTGAGACAGCCCCGGCATATGGCGACGACGACACCTGGGCCGATATTGCCCTTGAACATGCCGATGACTGTGAATGGGTTTTGACCAGAGCACACCAACTGGAGGAATAATCATGCAGATGGTACCGCTTTACACCGCAGCACAGGGATACGTCGGGATGGCCCACATGGGCGCCAACGAGCAGGGCGAGCCTGAGATGGCGGGCTTTCAGCCTACCAGGAACTTGCCGCGCAATCTCCGCCTGGTCATCTCCAGGCTGGAAGATAAAGCGCCCAAGTTTATAGGCTTCCAGGAGGACAATGAATTTGAGGCAATCCGGGTCTTCCACAAGAACTACTCGGATACCGTCCTGGCAATCTTATACATGCGGAACAAATACCGGGTTGAGTATTGGGACCCGATTGATACTGCCAATGACTTCACCGTGTACCATGGTCCCAACCTCACCGAAGCGATTCGGTGTGCGATTAGAAAACTCAGTGGATATGAATAACGCTCAGAATTTGAAAAACCAGCCCCTCATGCCGTAATGAGGGGTAAAATCAAACAAGAGGATCACCATGGCAAAAGTCAGTGACGAGCTAAAACAAAAAATGATAGATGCTATTCGATCTGAAGATTTATGTATCCAAGACAGGCTCACAGGCAAATATTATGTGATGTTTAATGAAATTGTGCTTAGTGTTGGTGGACGTGAGGTACATCTAAAAAAAGACGGGACGCACGTAAGCACAATAGATTTGGGGCAAATTCCAGAAGAAGGTGAAACTATATCCTTGAGAGGAATAATGGGCTTTGCAGAATTTAGTATGTAAGAAAAGGTTACACCCCCAAAGCCCTTGTCACCCCGGCAGGGGCTTTTTATTTCCCCTTACCCTGCTCCTGCCACCACTTTTCCACTTCAGCGCGGCTTGCACGGTAAGGTCCGTCTTCGCAGCGTCTGGCAGGAAATCCCCTGGTCCGAATCCATTTCTTTACCGTTTTTTGCCCAGCTCCTACGGACTGGGCAATTTCCTTGAGCCCCACCAGGAGTATTCGGTGTTGCTGCTCACCACTGCTACCCATTGGCACCTCCGGAGGGCATGTCGCTTGGAGTCGGGTCATGCCACTGCTGGCGCATAGCCAGGAACTCAAAGGCTTCGTCTTCTTTCATGCGCTGACAGTCACACTCTTTGAAGTCAGTCAACTCCCCGCAGTGCGGACACACATTGGCATTGGGTACTGGCCGCCTGAGCGGAGTTTGCCAATCGTGGGCAAGGGGGGCATTCCTTTTATGTAAATGGTGTAATCCCTTTGGCCTATAATGCCCTTTGCTGCTGACACAATAACGTTCGCATACCCAAATATCTCCATCTTCCATCTGAATTGCGTATATTTCTTCAGCAAACGCTTCATCCCAGTCCACCAGATCAGCAAGGCTTGGCTGTTTGGCTTGCTGCTTTTCAAGCTCAGCAAGTTGTATTCTAAGTTTCTCTAGCCATTCACTATCTTTTTTACGTATTTGTTTTAATGATAGTGAGTCAGGTGCTGCTTGATCTCGATCAGGACAACAATTTGGGGGTTCATACACCGGGTTGCCCTCCAAGCTCTCCCCGGTCGTATCGTCAATGTCGGGGTCGTCGTCATCCCGATACCAGTTTTTAGCAGCTGCCCTCAAAAATAGCTCGTCTGTCTCGGCCTGGTCCTCTTTCTCCGCTCGACGCAGACACAGCACAATTATCGCATAGTTCGCCAAGTCGATAAGCGTGTCCTCCACGCTTTCGTCCTTGACCTGAGCTTTAGCGCCGCTCAGGAGGTTACAGCAACGCGTGTATTTGTCTTGCAGGCGGATAAATGCCCCAAGTGAACCGGACACACCCACGCGCTCCGCTTCTGAGAAATTCCCAAACTCCGTCCCCCCTGCGTAATCCCTGGATTTGGCGTCATGGATCTCGCGCATCCTGTCCAATATATCGTTAAATGTACTCATCCCATCACCTCCACAAAAACACCCGCCTCCCTGAGCATTTCCAACGCCAATTCATCCGGGTACGCACTATCACTCACGATCCAGCTGATATCTGCATTGATGATAAGCTTGGCACACATCAGGCATGGCGTACCGCCTGATATATAGAGTCCTGCATCCTCCAAACTGATCCCAAACCTGGCCGCCTGGCATATCACGTTCTGCTCCGCATGGACTGCTCGGCAGAGCTCATGCCGTTCACCAGGAGGCACGTTCATCTTCTCGCGCATGCAGCCCAGTTCCTCGCAGTGTCTCAGACCAGAGGGTGCACCATTGTATCCTGTAGCCAGGATACGCTTGTCCTTGACTGCCACCGCTCCCACCTGGCGCCGGAGGCATGTAGACCTGGCCGCCACATGCCTGGCCAGATCCAAGAAATACTGATCCCATGACACCCGCCCATATTCCGGTGTTTCTTCGCTCATCCCTCCACCTCCTTTACAAACTGCCCATTAACCATTTCGCCCTTGCGGTCCTTGATTTCGTTCCAGGCAGTCTCACCGCACTCAATCAAATCAACCCCATTCATTTCTGCCTGGACAATTAGTGTAACCAAGGTATCTCCAAGGGCATCAACAAGCTTATCCCTGTCGCCTTCCTCTATCGCATCTTTGATCTCTTGCGCCTCTTCCAATGTTTTTTCAGCCTGAGCTATCGTTGTGCCCTGGCTAAATATTCCATGCTTACTTGCCCATAAACAAACAAGGGTCTCTAGCATATCAAAATCCATCATCTGCCATCATCCTCCAGTAATCGTTGCTGTATTCTACTTTGCTCCACAACCGCCAACCGCAGCTCATGCACCTCTTGCCGTAACTCCGTCATTGCCTTGTGAACCTCCGCCAACATAACCTCATTCGGCTGACTGAAATCTTCCGGCTTAAATATCGGCTCATCAACCCCTACCTCGCCCTGGCCGCATCCCTTGAGCATGTTCACCTCTGTTTATGTCGTGTTTATGTTTTATAAACATTTTTGTTTATTTTTATTAACACCTGACTAAACATATTCCTCAACATGCCATTGCTTCTTGACGTACCGCGCAATAAACCACCTGAACATGGGGTACATCTCAGCAGCCGTTTTCCATTTCAATCGTGCATCCTCGCGCTCGTACCCGCCCTTGACCTCAATGATCCAGATTTCGTTCTGAGTTACGGCCATAAAATCAGGTGTATAGTTTGTCTGCTTGGCAATGCGGAACTTCAGTGGCTCAAACTTCCAGTAGAGGACATCTCTGTCCGCGCTTAATCTCTCAGCATATATGGCCTCGGTTTTGTTCATCCGGCCAGGTCTATGCACTGGCTTGGACTTGTTTTTGTGCTTGCCAGCTTTTGGCTTGCGCTTCTTGGGTTCCGGGTACTTGTCCTTGAGCAATCGTTTTGCTTCGTCTTCACTCATTCCCATGCTCACCTCACACAGCTTCACGTTCTAAGCCCGGCAACCGCATCCACCTATCTTCCTCAACAAACCGGGCCTCCAGGTCGTGGACCGTTGTGTAGTCCTTAAATCCACGGTTATGCCCTGGTATTGCCGCATCCCATTCCAGCATTTGCGCCCACTGCCCAGGGAAAAACCGTCGCACTTTGCGTAACTCACTCAGTCTTTGCAATGGACAGCAAAAGCACGACACACGGTTAAAAATCCCGTACAATCCACCCCAATCAAAGCCACGAGCTAGGCAATACTCCAATGCTTCATTTTCGGTTATATCGTATTCAATAAGCGGGTATCGGTTTGGATATTTTGAGTTGCCCTTTACGCGTTGTGCCTCATCTGCTGCGTAACCAATACATGACACTGGGCTTTCTATCCATTTTAGGTGCTTATTGATTGCATCTACCTTTTTCCCCGTACACCACCTTCGCATAGGAGAGGGCCAACCGTTGCCAATTCTATGTACTTCACCTTTTTGTGGTCCTTTCTTGGCAACGACTTCACGTTCAAACATCCAATAAGTAAACGGTTTATCCGGCTTCAACCGCACGAAATCAAAGCCCACATACTGCTCAAGCCTATCAATATGCTCATGCATCTGCGGGAACTCCCAGCCAGTATCAAACCAGACTACGGAGTGAATAGGATCTCTGCGCTCCAACATCATCAGGAGCATGGCGGTTGAGTCCTTGCCGCCAGATAAGCTGACCACTTGATTACTCATCCCCATCTATATCCTCCATCATGGCCACATACCAGGTCCACACCATCCCTGCCGCACCCGCCAGCTCCGCGCTGTGACGCTGGTACAGATCACCCTCATGCTTCGCCATTTCCTCAGCAACTGAGGACATTTTCTGTGACAGTGCGTCGAGTTCCTGGGCAAGACGTAGTTTATCCATGTTCGCCTCACATTGGACACATCAAAATGCTGTTACTCGGCACCCCGTACGGTCCCCGGATCTCACCGGTCTCCCAGGGGTTCCAGTAGCCCGCGTGTCGCCGGATCGGCTTAACTTCCCGCTGCTCAGCCCTATACCTGGGCCGCCTGCGCAGATAATCCTCCGGGCATCCCATTTGCCTAAGCTCATTGCGGATCACTAAAGTGTGCAACGTCCCGCACACATACTGCGAGATAGCCTGCCTAGTGACTCCGCAACGTTCGGCGACTTGCGTATAACTCAAACCGTTGTCCTTCAGCCACTGTCTTAACTGCTCCCGCGATTCGTAATCCAGCTTTGTTGCGTTGCCGTGCGATCTGTACTTGATCTCAATACCCATCTTTTTAAGCGCATTACTTACCGCTTTCGCGCTCCGCCCTAGCTGCACAGCTACGGATTTGACTGGGAGATCTTTATCAACGTAGAGATCCTTTGCTTCGCTCCACCAATCAGGTTGCTGCTTTGCCATATTCCCTCCACGGGCATACAAGTTTTGCGAAATATGATCCGCACCAAAACGAACCGTCTTTGTCCTGGCGCAATCCGGCGCACCAGCTTGACTGCTTTGTTGGGTCTGGGCCGTTTATGACTTTGCATCCAGCCCAAGGGTCAGTTGGCTTCTGTGTGCCGTTTTTAGCCATATTCTTGTCTACCCCTTGCCATGTATCGGGTTAGCGTAAAATTTCGATATTTGCCCCATCTGTGCTCAATCTCACTGGGTCTAAGCGTCTAACTGCGCCCCCACTTCGGCAATACGCTTGTCCAGTTTGTGGATCAGCCTTGTCAGGCCCTCCCAAGTCGTGACTTGCGAATTGAGTTTTTTGTGTTTTTTGTAGCCCGCCAGAGCGCCCTGAATTGTGCTGTAAAATCCAAGGATCTGCTCCACCTCTTTGCCCGGCTCTTTGGCGCCTTCACCGGCGATCCTGGTTGTTGCCAGGTAGAAACACCGCTTGTCCGTCCGCAGCCTGATCTTGTCGTCAATCGCTATGTCCATGTTGATCTCCCGATTTTTCGATTAAACACACAATCCCGAACACCTCAGCCGCTAAAACGGTGCGGAGTCCATAGGCTCCTGCGGCGGCCCCGGCGGAGTAGGGTTTTGCTGTTGGGGTTGCGCCTGGGGTTGGCCGGATTGCTGGCCGCCGCCCAAAAACACCACCCGGTGTGCCCGGATCTCTGTTGTGTAGCGGTCCTGGCCCTGTTGATCCTGCCACTTGCGGGTCTGCAAACTACCCTCGACCAGACAAGCCCGGCCTTTTGCCAGGTACTGCCCGCAGTTTTCAGCCTGTTTCCCAAAGACAACGATCCGGTGCCACTCTGTCTTTTCTTGTTGGTTCCCGTCCTGGTCCTTGTACTTTTCACTTGAGGCCAGGGATATGCTGCAAATTGGGGTTCCGTTGTTCGCGTAACGCAATTCAGGGTCACGTCCGAGATGTCCGGCGACTATTGCTTTGTTGTATGAGGTCATTTGTGCTCCTTTAGAATGGTGTGTCGTCAGTTTCACCTTGGACTGCATTTTTCTTTTTCAATAGACCACTTACTTGATGAAACCATGACTTGCTCTCAAGCCATTTTCCACCTTTTGAGTTTTTGGCAATTATTGAAAGTTCATGTTCAACATCTATCTCTGGATAAACTTTCTTCCATTTGTCCAAATCTTTGAAGTTCAACCCAACAATCTCACCTTCCTTTGTCGTAAACTCAAACGCATATTGACTCTCACCTCCAGAATCTTTTTTGTAAGCACGATTTACCTTTTGACGTTCCTTTTCATCCACATGCCTCCAGCCAGATATGGGCACAAAGTCACATCCATTTACTAGCTTAAAGTCTATCTCCTTGCCGTTTGGGTTGTCTTTAGGGTCTGCAAACGACTTGGCCTTTACAATCTTGCAGATGCCACCATGCGGTGCATTGCTTTCAAGGTTTACATATAGACGTGGCTTTTCCAGGGTGAGCTCACCACCACGGCCAGTATCGGCACCATGTTTTTTTTGCAGCACGATAACCGCTATGCCCCGGTTCAGCTCTTTATGAATCTCATTGATCCATTGCCCGATCTTCCAGAACTCGTCATAGCATTCCATGAAATCAATTATGTTGATTCCATTTGGACGTATGGAGTCGGCAAAATCTGAGGATCGTTTCCAGAAGTGGACTTTTCGGAAGGACTCGACACCGCCAGGGAATTGCTCAAGACGGTCCCGAAGCTCAGGGGAGGCCATTTCGGAGTTGAAATAATGCACCTCTGCCTCTTGGCCTTTGGGGTCCATGTACTGGCCCAGGTACTCAGCAAAAGTCTCTGGAGTCTTCTTCCCTTGCTTGCTTAGACAAGCGGGTATATATATATTATATCTTTCTCTTAAGGTGCTTAGACAAGCATGGCACGAAAATGCAAAATTTGTTACGAATGCTGACTTGCCAGAATTGCTCGTTCCAGCCACCACAACAATGCTTCCGGGGTAGACATTAACCATCCCGGAAAGCCCGAGCGGCAAGGGAATCTGGAGTTTTTCAACTCCGGTCCCGAACACGTCCATAGCCTCACAGTCATGCGAAACAATCCTCCATTGCCCTGTCTTTTGACCATCTTTTCTTATAAGTCCTTGTTTTGACAAGCGATTTAATACAAAGGAACGATTATTCTTTTCAGCCCGCGTTTTAAGATTAAACTCGCTATCTATTTGATATGTTGTGA